GTCCGCCCGCCGCTGGTCGGCGGTGCCGGTGCGTTCAACACCTCCAGCGACGTGCGCCGTCTGGCATTCACGCTGGAAGGTCAAAACGCTCCTCTGTTCGTGTACGCAACCGATCTGACCCTCACCGTCGCCAACAATGCGAGCGGTCTGAAGGCCATCGGCGTCCTGGGCAACATGGACGTCGCGGTCGGCACCTACGACGTCGGCGGCAGCGTCACGGCTTACTTCCAGGACGTGCGCGCGGTCAATGCCGTCCGCAACAACGAAAGCGTCAGCATGGATCTGGTGCTCGTCAAGGACAATATCGGCATCGTGTGGGATATCCCGCTGATGACCCTCGGAAATGGTATGGTCGCCGTTGAGCAGGACCAAGCCATTACTGTTCCGCTGGATATGATGGCGGCGCAGAGCTCGTTCGGACATACCCTGCTGTATGTCAATTTCCCCTACCTGCCGAACACCGCATAAGCGGCAACCCTGAGGAGCAATACATGAGCCTTTACAAGTCGAGTCAGACGGATCCCGAAAAGGAGAAGAACGGCGTACCGCTCGAGTACGGCCAGAACTCCAAGAAGGAGCCGATCAGCTTCCTGGTCGCCCGTGAAGGCGGTCGAAACCTCCAGTACCAGAAGGTCGCCGAGCACATCTTCAAGCCGTACCGTCTCCAGATCCAGCACAACCAGATCGATGCCGAAGTCCTGGAAGACCTGCTCGCGCAGGTGTACGCAAAGACTGTGGTCAAAGGCTGGAGCGGCGTCGAAGACGAGAACGACAACGTGCTTCCATTCACCGAAGCCAACGTCAAGAAGCTGCTGACCGACCTGCCGGTGGTGTTCGATGCCATCAAGGAAGTCGCGCGCGACTACAACCAGTTCCTGCTCGAGTCCCTGGACGCCGAAGCAAAAAACTGATTGAAGTCTTCACCTATTGGCTGGAGATAGGTAAAGACGAGAAAGTTCTTCTGGAAATCGCTCACCGGCAACATGGCCCGGTGAGCGACAGGATCAAAAACGCTCCAGAATTGCTTCCTGGCCTGCAATTCTACGTTGACGCCTTCAACCTGTTGACCACAAGCCGACAGGTGTTCCAAGGCGGAATCGGAAATATCCCGTACAGCGAGATTTCCCAGTTTTGTGACGACGAGGACATCGAAGGGGAGATGCGCGAAGATTTGTTCTATCTGCTCCAACAGATGGATCGCTTCTATGTTGAATGGCACGCCACCAACATCAAGAAGAAAATCGAAGCGGACACCCGTTCCATGAAGGCCAAGTCCCCGCCGGCAAGAGGTAAGAGGCGTTAAATGGACTTCCGCGACTTCTCAAAGCTCATGAAGCAAAGGAGCAAGAACATCCCCGAGGAGGTTCACGAGGTCGTCAAGAACGTCACTAAGGTCTACCTTGTTACTGCCGTTGACGTCACTCCGGTTGACACAGGCGCGGCCATCTCCAATTGGCAGGTCGGAATCAACGCCACTCCGACAGGCGTGTTGCCTCCGTATGTTCCAGGACGGTTTCGTAGTACCGCCTTAGAGAATCTTAATGCTACAATACGCGCAGGCCAGTCTATCATAGATTCCAGCAAGCCCGGTGACGTTCTGCATATTGCGAACAACATCGAGTATATCGGGGATCTGAACGACGGCACTTCAACGCAGGCTCCGGCAGGAATGACTGCGATTGCAGATGTAGTGGCGCGCAGGGTTCCGACGACAGCGAAAGTGGTGAAGCCGAGATGACGGACAATATCGATGTTGTCGTAAAGGAGAGTGGCACCCAAGGTGTCATCAGTTCCTTTGACCAACTGGCGGCCTCAGCAGACCGCGCTTACAAGTCCGTCAGCAACCTGCAGAAAACATTCGGTAGCGTAGGTCGGAGCACCGCTGCGGCGAATCGAGTCAGCGCGCTCGGCACGGCGGCGCAAGGGGCCACGGCCCACGTCAACAACCTTAACAGCGCAATGACGTCCCTGAACAACACTCGGGTGACGGCAAATCTGAACAGCGCAAATCAGGCCCTCAACAACACGGGCACGAGTGCAACCCGTGCGGTGACCGGGGTTCGGGACCTGCTGGCGGCCTTCATCAGCTTCAGCGCAATCAAGCAGGTTGTCAGTTCGTTGGTGGATGCACAGATTGCTATCCAGCAGATCCACTATGGACTTCTTGCCGCCACAGGGTCGGCATCTGGAGCTGCTGCACAGTTCGAATACCTGCGAAAGAATGCCGATACTCTCGGCCTTGACTTGCGCACGTCGGCTCAGGAATATACGCGACTCGCTGCGTCCGCAACGGCAATGAATGTTGCTGTGGATAAGCAACAGCAACTCTACACCGCGTTGTCACAGGCCTCGACGGTATTGCATCTCGACCAGCAAAAGGTCCAGTTTGCAACTCTCGCCCTTACGCAGATGTTCTCCAAGGGTAAGATCCAGGCGGAAGAGCTTCGCCGCCAGCTTGGCGAAGCGATCCCCGGTGTCGTCCCGCGTTTCCAGAAGGCTGTGATGGAGGTTACGAAGGGAACAGACCTCGCTAAGTATTCGTTCGAAGACCTCATGAAGCGCGGCTTGCTCAATACCGCGCAGTTCCTGCCGCAGCTGATCCAAGCACTGTCCGAAACTGGCCGTGGTTGGCAGGATGCGGCTCAGGGTTTGAATGCCGAGCTGAACCGTCTGAAGACCGCATGGTTCGACCTCAAGGTTGATCTGTCGAAGGGGCTGTTTAACGACGCAATGATTGCTGTCGTGCGCTTTATGAGCGCCAACCTGAAGGAGATGACTGGCGTGGTTGCCGGGTTGGGTACCGCGCTCGCGGTGGCCTTGGCCCCGGCTGCAATCATCAAGTTCATCGGGTATGTTCAGGCTCTTGGTGTGGCGGTCTGGGCGGCGGCTGGACCTTGGGGCATCCTGCTCGGTGCCATTGCTGGCGTAATTGGATATATCGTTACCATGCGCGACGAGCTCCCGTTGATGGGCGATAGCCTTGCAACGGTTGGCGATGCCGGCTCGGTTGTATTCTCCGACCTGAAGACTGCGGCTTCGGACTTCTACGACTACGTCAAGGACATCCCCGGCTTTATCTCTCAGCTTTGGGACGATGGAAATAAGAAGGTTCTGAAGAGCAGCGATGACACTACCAACCAGATTATGATGGGGTGGTTGACGGTTCCGAAGATTCTTGCGATGGCATTCGATGCAGTTGCCGCCACGATCGCTGGGATCCTGTACGGCATCACTGAAGTTATCAAGAACTACGTTAACATCTGGACCACTTTGTTCGGTTCGATCGCTGAGGGCTTTCGTGCTGCGGCAAAGGGCGATATCGAAAAGGTCACGGAAATCAAGGCTAACGTCCGGTCTGCAGAGGCAGCAGGTCTGAACACCGCAAAGGGCTTTAGCGAAGGGTTCGACAAGGGCGTCAATGCCTACGGGTTTGCCGCAACGTCCTACGTGGACAGTTTGCCGGCTCGGGCTGAAGAACAGCGACGCAAGCGCCTCGCCGGGAACTTGGACTTCCGTAATCCGGACATGCCGAACCCCGGTTCTCCGACCAGCCCGGAAGGTGCAAAGGGGAACAAGGGTACCCAGCGGGAACAGGATAAGCTTGGTGAGTCCCTGCGCCGTCTGATTGGCGATATTAGCCCCACCGAAGCAGCAATGAAGAAACTGTCCGAGGCCCAGGAAATTCTCAATCAGGTTGCCGCAAAGGGCACGCCCGCCATGAAGGCTCTGGTCGAGCAGATGGGTGGTGCCGATTACATCATGGGCCTGCTCCGCGAGAAGTATAAGGACGCTCTTCAGCCTGTTGAGGCCCTCAACGAGAAGTATGACCGCCAACTGGCAAGCCTTCGCGCGATCACCCCGGAGCAGAAGGCTTCGGCTGTTGCACAGGAGGTGATGAACAAGGCTCGCAAGGCCGGTTATAATGAGGCCAAGCAGGCCGCACTCGGAGAAACCGCATACCGCCGCGAGTTGGAAATGACCCGTGCGCAGCTCGTGGCCACAGCCGAGGCGCAGGTCTACCAGAATTCGGCCAAGCAGAAGGCAACCGACGCAGCCGCAAAGATCGAAGGGCTGCTCAACCAGAGCAATGCTGGTAACATTGGTGCCGGACAACTTGCGACGGGCATGAAAGAAGCGTTTGGCATCGAGCCAAATGTTATGGAGCAATATCAGGCTCAGCAGGAACAATATCAAGCGCATTTGGAGGCTATGCAAGCTCTGAACGCTCAATATGAGGCTCAGAAATCTGCAACAACTGGACAGGCAAATGCAGATGCTATTGCCGGGGCGGCAGCTACAGCTGAAATCATTAAGCAAATTGAGGCGGCTAAAGTTCAGAATACATTAACGATGGTTTCTGGCGTTCTCGGCCAAGTATCCACGTTAATGAACTCTAAAAATAAGCAGATGTTCAAGATTGGTCAAGCCGCTGCGCTGGCTCAAGCGGGTCTTAATTTGTATCTCGGCTTGAGTAACGCTTGGTCGCTGCCATTCCCTCTGAATATTATTCAAGCGGCGGTTGTAGGCGCAACGCAGATTGCGAACATCTCAAATATCCGCTCGCAGAAGCCCCCATCGTTCCGCACAGGCGGCTCGATGGTTGTTGGCGGCTCCGGTGGGATCGACAGCCAGCTTGTCCAGTTCAACGCCAGCCCCGGTGAGCACGTCAGCATCAACACCCCGGCGGAAGCCCGTGCGATGCAGGATCTTAGAGACTCCCTTGCCAACCGTGAAGAGCGTGGTAACATACAAATGAATCTGACCGTGGTTCAACAAGGTCGTCCGGATAATTACACACCTGAACAGAATGCGCGCGCCATGCGGAAGCAGGCCGAAAAGATGGGAGTCGTCTAACATGGCACGCATCAACGCAGTACTCGATGAAGCGGTGGACTACGGATTCGAGGGTGGTCCCCGCTACAAGACGAATATCGGCGAGTATCCTAATCGTCTGGAGGACCGTGACAGCGCGTGGAAATACGCGAAGCACGAATACTCCGCCAGCTTCGGTAATATCGACGATCCAGATCGTGATTTCATCATCGCGGGCTTCCACGTCTGCGCCGGCCGTAAGCACGCCATCAAGTTCAAGGACTGGAACGACTTCACAATCGAAGACCAAGTGATCGAAGTGCTGCCCGGCACGGCCAACCCAATCCAGCTCTATAAGACGTATGCACCATTCGGCCCGGAGTATGTCAAGGTGCGCCCAGTACAGGCGTTCAAGTACGCGACCATAGTCGACGAGTTCGATGCGGAGGTGCCGGGCATCCTCGATACCGAGACCGGCATCTTCACGCCGGCTGGCTCGTGGGGAGCTGGCGAGTATCGCATCTCGCTCGCCGAGTTCTACGTATGGGTTCGCTATGACGACGACTACAACTCCATGACCATCAACTCTTGGAGGGCGAACACCGCCAAGGTCACGCTGAAGGAAGACCCGTTCGATTTCCTGCCCGAGAACGTACCGAATAGCTGGGATGACTGATGTGAAGACCGATATCCCCATCATGCTACTGGATGCGCTTGCCAAGCCGGGCAAGTCAACCTGTTTCTTGGTCAAGATCAAGAGCAAGCTAACCGATGCCGTTTATGGCTTCACGACGCTGGATGCCGCCATTCGCTTCAACGATGGCAAGGACAACATGCTGTTCCGTGCGTATAACGTCCTTCAGCCGCAGAACATCCAAGCTTCGTGGGATATCAAGGACGTCGACAACACGGAGCTCCATGGATGGTTCGATGACATCGTCGCGCAGACGGTCACTGCTGGTCTTCTCGGCAATGCGGAAATTACCATCTACCGCGTGGCCTACAATCACACCGAGTACGGCGCGGAGATTGTTGGCTTCGGCACCGTGGGCAAGGCCGAGTTCTCCGCCAGTAAACAGGGCTCCCGCAAGGTGGAGTTCCGAGGTCTCAGCGATGCGCTGCTGACCAAAGTCAATCCGGTGTACTCGCTGACTTGCCGCAACGAGTTCGGTGACGAGCGTTGCGGCAAGTCGTTCGTCTGGGAGCCCGCCACGATCAGTGAGGTGTACAACAACTTGATGGCGTTCAAGGTGACTGGCGCTAGCCGCCCAGCGGAGTATTACAACTTCGGCGTGGTCAAGTTCATCGACGGCAACAACGCCAACGTCACCATGGAGGTGGAGAC